GCTACCAACAAACCAACCACAGCAAGGATTGCTCCAAGTGGGTTAGCTGCGAGGGTTGCCCATAATACCCTTGTGGCTGTTGTCGCAGCGTTTGCTGCCGCAGCCGAGGCGTATGTTGCGATGTTGGCTGCAACCGTTCTAACGGCAACAACACCTTCGGCTGCCGACCTGGCAGCAAGTGCGATGGTTAATAATGATTGGGCTTTGGCTGCTGCTTCTGCGACCGCTTCACTCTCCGTTCCAAATAAACTTATGGCTGCTTGGGCACCCGCAAAAGATGCTGTGATACCTTCCCCAACTTTGGCAAAGGCTCCAACTCTTTTTTCCAACTCCTGTCCCTTTACCGATTCATTGAAATCTTCAAGAACACCTTTTGCATTTTTAACATCTGAGGATAACTTCTTAAAACCTTCTGACCCAATGGTTAAACCTTTGAGTTGTTCTTCTGCACCCTTGATGGCAGTTTCAAGCTCCTTGATGTTTGTGATGTTTTGTTTAACACCACCGATGGTGAGCGTTAATGCAATATTTTTAGCCATATCAATAAATAGTGAATAACAGGGTTATTAGCATTGGTTTTCCGTTGCTAGTCCCAAGTTGTTTATCGCAACATAAGTCGTTGAACCAGTGGTCTGTTTAAAGAAGGTACCAGTGGTAAATGCACTTGTGGCTAATGAGTTGTAGTATAAGTATGTTCCTTCAACTACGGGGTTTTGTGAAGCCCACACATTGGTTATTGGTGCTGTGTTATTACAAACATCTGATTGTTGTGTTGAAACAAATCCTGTGATTGCAAATGTTGCTCCCGATGGAGGATAAGCTTCGTTGGGTGATACAGAATAATCAGGTGCTGGTGGGGTAAACTTATTATAAGGTGTTACAAGTTTGATTAAAGATACATCTGTTAGTTTCCAATTCACAAGGTCAGCTTCATTTATCTTTTCAATTTGGAAAAGGGAATCCTTTAACCACACCTTATCTGTTAAGTTAATCTGTGATATAAAGATTGGTTCAAAAAGAAATCTACCACTTACCCTTCTTGTTTCAGGTGAATATAGATTATTGAAGTAATCCCCATACCATAACTGATACACATTGTTTGCTGTATATTGTTGAACAACAGAATTTTCTTCATCATAGAAATCTGTTGTCTTATCAAAGTTTAAGTCTGATACCAACTCAGCATCTTGTTTGTCTAATGATGATAGATGGTTCACACATGGATAGGTATTCCATTGAACTGGTGTTCCTCCCGATGTTATCCACCAAGTTAGTTTTTGTGTCTTCTGCTCATCAGAATAGAAGTATCTATTTCCACACCAAAAGAATATATGGTTTTTATTTGAGTAAGGTATTTCTTTACCCGTTGCAACATCGTACTTATAAACCATTGGAATGATAAGATTGGTTGAACCAGTCATCACATCAGAAGGGAAGGGTCTAAATGGAAACTCAAAGTCAACCGTTCCTGTTAGGATATCACTTGTTGCCACAAACCTCTTTGTTCCAAAAGGTAATTCATATTCATCTTCATATAACTTTCCAAGGTGTTCATCTTCTGCTGATAGATACTTGAAGTTATATTCTTTTTGTAATTGGAAGTTAACAGGTTCAATTCTATATGGTGAGTTTTCATCAAACCATTGGGACCAATCAACCGTCTTGGCAAAGTTTTGAGCAAAATACCAATTGAGTGGCTCCATTCTAATCTTCTTGGTTTCATTGGTCTGAACCACTACCATGTTAAACATCTTAACAATTGCTTTAACAAAGTCCAAACAACTTATTTCAGGGAATTGAAGCTTCATATCCACAATGTTATTTGCAACAAATGTTGGTGAATTATATAACTCCCATCTTGCTCCCGTTCCAATCCAATCAGTTGGACCAACCCATAACCCCGCATTTCTATTTGATGAACTACTTGTGTTAAATCTAATGAATAACCCCACCCAATCACCAGCGTTTAACTGGCAGTTGTTCAAGAATATTCTTTGGTTATTAGCATTTAGATAGTTAAATGCAACAAGACCATCTGTTGTTCCCGTAACGGCAACCCTTTTATTAGGGTCGGTTAAGTCTTGGGGTCTTGAAGCTTTGTATATTGAAATACCATAATATGTGGACACATAGTTATTAGAGTATCTTTGGTTCACCTTTCCCTTAAATTCAAAGGAATACTGACCTGAGTAGGGTATCTGATATGCAGAATATGTTTCGTTAAAATTAAACGAGGGGTCATAACCATCTGTTGATGATATTCTACCCATCTTAATTTGTTGGATTGTACCATTAGCATAAGAAAACTCCTGTGCTAATGGTAAGGGATTTCCATATACTCTAAAAATGTTTTGGTTTGTTCTGGCTGATGCTGTCTCTACCCCAAGCTTACCATTTGCTGCAAGGTCAATGTAGATACCTCTAAAATATTCTGACTCAAAAAAGTTTGATTCAATTTCATAACCACTTGAAGCAAAGATTTTTTCAATGATGGTCTTAACCCTCATTGCTGGTTTGAAATAAGTTGGTGGCATTGAATTACCTGATAGGTAGATTCCCTTTGGGTCATTTACCGCAAACTTAAAGGTGGGGGTTGTCGCACTTGCTGGTTGATAGTCATACCCATAATGTATCATAGGATAGATAACACTACCACCAAATAGACCATTAACATCACCACTATCTGCTGACCAAGATTGAGTTACAGTATCATAGTTTTGAATATGGTTATATTCCAACCAAGATAACTCTTTAAGGTTTTTATCTTGAACCAATGAACTGAAATCTGTTATTTCTGATAGGATATATACCTCATATTGAATAAGGTCTTTTGTTCTTTCAACAGAGTTAAGTCTAAGGAAACCCTTGAAGATATCTGTTCCCCTGTATTGAACAACACAAGGTCTTCTTGTTAAAGGGTCATAACCAATTGCATTAACCTCATAGAAATGTTCAAAGAAATCATTGTTATTCTTTGTACCAGGAATTTGAAATGTCTTGGAATAGGGTGAGCGTCTTGATTCAATATCTGTAATATCAGTCTCCTGAATTATTACATTTATTGGTAGGTCTTCAAATAAGTCAAGCTCAGTCCATTGGTTGTTGTCCCCAAGTACAAGTAAGGTTGTATCCATTAGTTATTCAATAGTTTGATGTTATTGGAGAATGTATAAGTTAATTCAATATTGAACATAGTCTTATTACCTTTTGTCTTTCTAACAAACTCCGTGTTAACAATGTTTATTGGGAATAGTGTTCCATCGGTTTGGATAAGGTAAGCGTCATTTGTTGTATACAATTCTTCCAACCACACAAACATTGGTTGTGAAATGAAACCTGAGTTCACAACATGGGTTTCTGTGATGTCTGTATTGAAGTCTGTTGTCCCTCTTGAATAGTTTGTCTTAATTGGATTTTGTGAACCCCAATTGATGTTCCATTGTCCATATACTTCCCTATTGATTGCAAGACCCTCAGCTTTTGCTTTTTCAAACATGAAATAGTCATAAGCTCCGTATCTATTCTTAAACATTATCTGTTCGTTGAAGAATTGATTACAAGGAGGGACCACATTGAATTGGAACATTTCAGATACAGCAGAATAACTTACACAAGGAGCTGTTCCACCACTTGGTATAATCGTTACTGGTTGAACTGATGGTTTGAGTTGTGTTGGTTTTTGTGGGTCAACAGGACAAGGATAGTCAGCCACACACTCATTACAATTGATGTAGTTGGTAGCTGTTGAATAATCTCCAACAGACCCTGTTCCACCAAGAGCATATATTTGATAACACTCCCCATCAATTAGAACGGTATTACCAATACCAAGTGAAGCTGCAACCTGAACTTGATATTCAAGTTGACCTGTACAACAATCTCTAACAAATACATTTTGTTTTGCTAATGAACTCACACTAGGGGTGGGCGTCGGCGTCAATGAAGGAGTAGCACATGTAAATCCACATACTTTGTTGTTGAAATTAGCAACATCAGCATAAGGGAAACCAGGACTTATTGTTGAACAATAATGGCATGGTGTAATCGTATAAATTCCAAGACTACTGATAAATTGATATTGAGTATTACCTGAGCAGTCAGTGTATTTGATATACCCTGTGTTTGTTACATTGATGGTTGTTCCTGAAACGCAAACCTCACCTGCCGCACCTGATGGTGTTTGTGATGGGGTGATACTTGGAGTAACTGGTGGAGACCCACAAGCTCCCAAATTGGTTATAATAACATAAGGACTTGGTTCAACATAACAGAAACAATCTGAAATCAAATCATAAGGTCCAAGATAAAAAGATAAGAAAAGACCATTACAATCTGTGTAGAATATTTGTTGAGTAAATCCAACCGTAGATTCAATTGTATAGTTATCACAAGAACAAGTAGGAGGAGTGCTACTTGGGGTCGGAGTCATCGTCTGAGTTGTTGTAACACTCGGGGTTGGTGTTAAATTAAGGGTTGGAGTCTGGCTAGGGGTGGGCGTCGGCGTCACTGGTGTCGTGCTAGCCCCACCAAACAACTGAACGGTATAATAAGATGTATGACCAGGGAATTGGTAGATGTTTAATGGACCAGCCCCCACATTTAAAATGTTATAATCTGATAGACCTGTAAAGGTATAGTTTTGATAGTCTTGGGTACATGAAGTCATTGGACCACCACCATTGGAAACAATATTTGAATACTTCTTTGTATCAATTATAAATCCATTTACATCATAGAATTTATATTCAACATAATAAGGCTCTGAAACAAAACTACCTCCAAGTTGAGCATTGGTAAATGATAGGGTATAATACTCCTCCACACTGATGTCTCTAATCCTTGGTGAGTTTGTTAAAAATAAATTTGTTGTGGTATATGGGAATGCTGGTTGTGGATTACCTGATAAAGTGAATTGACCTGTATCCCACTCAGCTAGTGTTGCGTTTCTATTAACCCCCATCGTTCCAAGAAATGCCTTGTAAGTAGATGAAGGAACAGATGGAAAACCTACTTGGTTTCCAATACCTGTAAATCCTGTAAGTGCTCCAACAAACGAATCTGCATACTCCTCACCAACAAGGATATAATAATCAACAACTTCATTACCATAAGCTCTTGAAAAAGGTGATGTTTGATGTAAGAATATTGCTGTCTCATCGTGATAAGCAACAGGGTAGTTTTGTAAGTATGAATCTAATACCCTTGATACATCAATGATACCAAGACCATAAGGGTTTGGGGTAGACTTACCTTCAAATACCTTATAACCTTCTACATAGATTTCATAGACATATCTAAACTTTGGTTCATTTGCTGTGCTTGCTGAAACTGTGAAATACAACGCATCTGATTTTGATGGTTGGAAGTTAGCAGGATTTTTAATTATACTTACACTCATTTAATTATAATAAATTTACAAATTGATTTTCAATTAGTTGTTGGAAGTAATTTGCCATTGCTTCTTCTCCCATTTTTTGTAATTGATTTATCACTTTATTTTCGGCTTTGTCCAAGAAGAATCTTCCCTTGAAACCTTTTTCCTTGATTGACCTTGCTACAAGGAATGCTCTTTGTTTAACTGTACCTCTTGTAAACTTACCTCTTGCGTCTCTAAAAAATACAGGTTTAACTCTAACCCATGCTTCAATTGCCGCTAATGGGGGATAGTTCGTTGATGGTCTTCTACC